TTATCTTCGGCGTTTTATTTGTTGTTTTTGCCCTGATTACTGATTTCGTGCTGAAAACATACGGCAGTGCCGGAGTTACTAATCTGGCTTACATTGTTGGGGTAACCGATATTGATCCATTTTTACTGAATATCCTTCAGGATAAAGCCGGAATTGGCCAAATGACAATCGCATTGGCTATTATCAATGCCACAAACAGTAACAACCTGTTGAAAATGATGTATGCCATTTCGTTGAGTAGCAAAAACATCCGAAGAAGTTTGATCCTGAATTTTTCGATACTCATTGCTTCCGGAATGCTGATATCAATTATATATTATTTGCTCTAATATTTTTAAACTGCTGAAAACACAATGAAAAGACTGACACTCCAAACAGCGATAACATTTGCTTTAATAATGACAGCAATGTTTTCAGGATGTACAAAAGATGATTCAAATATTTTAAATGCTACTTCCGGAAACAGGGAGAATAGCCAGGCAACTATTGCTGAGGCACCTGCCACTACAATAAACGTAAATAACTTCATTAAGGATGCCATGACCGATGTTTATTTATGGTATAACTATTTGCCTACAATTGATACCAGGTACGAAACCGACTCCAAAGCATATTTCGAAAAATTGCTGTATAAAGATGATAAATGGTCGTACATAACCGACAATGTTGCTGAATGGGAGAATAGCCTGAACGGAATTGAAAAAAGCTATGGTTATTCGTTGGCTTTTGGTGGTTTTGTTGATGCCAGCGGCGCGGCTACCGGCAGTTACTTTGCAATCGTTGAATATGTTTATCCAAATACACCGGCTCAACGTGCAGGACTCGAACGTGGAAGTATAATCACTCAAATAAACGGGGCCAGTATCACAAAAAGTAATTACACCGAATTACTTAGTGGTGTAAGCGTTACCATTACGAAAGGTACACTCACAACTTCGGGCATTTCAAATTCGGGTTCCTTTTCGATGATTGCCGAAGAACTGAATTTAGACCCTGTTATCTTGTATAAAGTCATCGAGAAAGATGGACATAAAATCGGCTACTTATTTTATGCTCAATTTATTGCCAACTACAATGGAAGTCTGCAAACTGCACTCAACTATTTCAAAACAAGCCAAATAACTGATTTAGTCATTGATTTACGGTATAATCCAGGCGGACAAATTTCAGCTGCCCAATTATAATCCGCAAATCACTTCGCGTATAATTCCAGAACGAAATGCGTGCTGAAACACACAAACAAATAGCCTACCCATAAACTGAGCAGGCTATTTAACTGACAAGTTAAACGGTGTTTAAATGCCATTTAACCTTCAATTGCACATTATTTATTTATTTAACGGTTTATTGCAACTCCATAAAGAGTTCCTGTTACTGCCGAACTTGAAGTCCATGTCGATCCATAGTCTGATGATTTCCACATAAGACTACTTTGATTTATTGCTGTTTGAAATTGTCCTGTATTAGATATTGCAATGTTATAGCTGTTGACAACACTTGTAATCTCCACCCATGTTGCACCAAAATCTATTGATTTCCAAGCCGATGAAGCTAAGACAACAGCAGTTTGATACTGACCTGATCCTGAAATGGCTACGTTTCTCCATGCTTTTGATGTAGCAACAGCTCCCCACGTTGCACCGTAATTAATAGAACGCCAAATCTGACCCCCATTTGTAACTGCGGTTTGATACTGCCCGGTTTCAGATACAGCACATCCATAATATGATGCAGACGAACCGACAGTTCCCCACGTTGCCCCATAATCAATTGATCTATAAATTTGACCTCCATAAACAACGGCGGTTTGGTACTGTCCGGTTAAACTCATTGAAAGGCCATAATACGCTCTTGATAATCCTACCTGACTCCATGTTGCACCAAAATCAATTGATCGCCAAATGTACCCACTTGATACTACGGCTGTTTGATATTGACCAGTTGAGTCCATTGATATTCCATTCCAATATTTTGAAGAAGCTACCTGACTCCATGTTGCACCGTAATCAGTCGAACGCCAAATGTACCCACCGTAAACATAGGCTGTTTGGTACTGTCCAGTTGAATTTATACTAACACCATACCAAGCCTGAGAACTGCCTACTTGACCCCATGTTGCACCGTAATTAATCGAGCGATAGATATATCCCCCAGATAAAACAATTGTCTGATATTGTCCTGATATATTAGTTGCCCTTCGTTTCGGTATATAAATTAGCCTACTCATATCAGTTGCCTTAAAAGTTTTCCGTCGAAAATTGTTGGTGTTCCTGTATATCCAGTTGGAAATTCAAGCGTTACCAGATCACCTAGTGCAACGGTGTTCGCTCCGGTAGCAGTTATTTCAGTTATGGTGTTATTAATTGTTACGGACGACAACGACGTGACAGGAGTACCATTTATTTTAACCGAGAATCCTGTTATTGTTCCAGTATCACAACGCAGCACAATCCCCTGAATGGTATATGCTTTTTTAGCCTTTAAATCAACAACATAAGTCTTAGCCGTTCCAAGTGTGAAATCAGCAAAACCAAAGTCGATATCGTAGGGAATATCTGCCTTTTGAAGTCCAGATGCCACTACCTCCGCCCCGTCATCAATCTCGATCATCAACCCACCAGGCACACCCATGCCAATATACTGCCGATATACACCAATTGCCCATGTTTCCGGATAGGTTATTTCAACCAATTCACCGGCAGTGGTCCACGACAGGAAATGCCTTGCACCTTCAGTATAAAATCCACGCAATAAACCACCGTTTAAATACCTGAAGTTATTCTCATCAAGTATGGTACAAACAATTCCGGCAACACCGGCATGTGCAGCGGTATCAGCTTGCGATTTTACCCAATTGGTGCCGTCGTGCTTAATAGCAGTACCTACCGTAAAACCATGTACCGTCTGTACTGCTCCTATTCCAACAATGGTGCGTATGCGTGTTAATCCGTCCTCTTCGCTTGTTACCGATTCGAAATAATCAGCATCGAGATAACCGGGATTTGAAACCGTTGCGCTTTTTTCGTCGATAATGGTTACCCGCTCTTCAACATTAACAGGTGCTGCCGACGATGAGCCGGTTGTTAAGTTCGTGGGAGTATCGAATGTAATTGCAGTTTCAAGTGTCTGCTCGCTAAAGTCAATCGTAAGAATTTCAGTATAACGACCATCGATGGCCTGATAGCGGTCATCGTAGGTAATGCCGTTTTCAATCAATCGGATACCCGGATTGTTTTCGTCTTCAATAACCAGGTTCATGCGCGGAATCATGTCAGCGAGACGCGCCTGGTAACTTTGCCTGGGCATACGCTGAGCCGATGCCATTAGTCGGGCAATGAGTTCGGAGTGGGTATAATACGTCGTGTCGCCTTGTAATGCCCATCCTTCGGTGTGCGAATTGTCGAGGCGCGAAATACCACCCGAATAAATCAAATCGCTGTTGGGCATATCCGGATAATCGCCAATTAAGGTGGTAATATCTTCAGGAACGTAATTGTTCCGGAGCGAATTAATGACCTTAAACGATTTGGTTGACGGGTATTTTTCAGCAGCTTCGTCGAGAATTTCAATTTTAATGCCAGTGAAACACGATCCGCCTATTTGCGGGCGGTTAGTGTATGGAACGTATAAAAACAATTCGAGCGTACCCGAAACCGGAATTCCCATAACCGAAGCTTTGAAGCTTTCGAAATGATCAGCGATTTTATCAGCTGGGTATGCAGTTACGTTTTCAAAAGTATTATAATATAACTTAGGAAGATCCTCACCTTCGTGCATGTAGCCATCTAACCAAACGTAATATTTGGGGTCGTTTGATTGTTTTAAGGTACTTTTAAGTGTAATTCGATCATCGCCCAATTCGCCATAATGCCAATCACCAGCTGTTACCCATTCAAATTCTTGTTCTTGCCGCACCCACGGAGAACGGCGCAAATAATAAGTTTCAGAAGTTCCGATTAATTTTACGCTGATAAACATTAAGCTGCTTATTTTGCTGCCCAAGGCTCCCATTTCGGCATATTTTAGCGAAAGACTGAACATGGAGGTGGTTGCGCTGACCTGCAATTGTTTTTCGATGCTATCGGTAATTAACCCATAACCTTGGTTTCCAAAAGTATCGGGATAATCAATGCCTGGAATATAAACATACTTTTCTCCATCGTCATTTAATGCACGCTGTTGTGGCGTTACACCGTTGTTTATCCAACCCTCAAAGCGTGTCAGTTCGTCGTTGTAATCGGCAAACGAACCATTCTTTGCAAGGTTTTCTTTATATCCGTAATCCTGAACAACAACCAGCTGTTTAATAGCCGGAAGCATTTCCATGGTCATTTCGCCCTCAACCCAAAAGCCTGAAGCCGTTGGGTTAAGCGTTCCTGAACTGGTCGATCCGGCAGGCGTAGTAGTGAAATACGGAAAAGTCTCGTTTACCCAATTCGAATTCGATATAATCCACCACTGACCCGACCTTTGCATGATGCGGCATTCGTGCAACAGCTGTTCAATTACTTCGTAGCAACTCAGGCCAACAAAAGCATCGCAATTCGCCTGGTGAACCTTCAGCAAGTCGGTTCCTTCGGTTTTATCTAGTTCCTTCCAATCAATGGCTGTATTTATAGTCAGGTCTAAACCTGTCTTTAAAAGACAAATTTTAAGAATATCAAACCATGTTTTTTTTCCATCGTAAGCAACACCCAAATCGTCGGTAAACGATATTTTGTTTAAAAACCCAAGCATGTCGTAAGCGGTACACTCAACCGGGTAAGGTGTAGCCGTTAGTGGTTCGCTCCATGCGTTTGGCTCTATGTAACCAGTCCACAACAACGAACTGGCTTTTTCAATGGCAACCAGATGTTTTCGGGCATCAGCGGCAAAAATGTAAAGGAATTCATAATCAATTTCAGCATCGAAATAAAGCGTACAGCTCGATCCATAAACCAACGGCATGCCTTCGCTACCTTGATCGCCCCATTCGGCCTTAAACGACGAATGAGCGTAACGCACATCGGCAGTCCCGGGATACCCATCCTGATAAATGTTAATCCGGGTCAATACCTCGTTGATGTCTTTATATTCAATTCGCAATCGCAGTCCGTATGCCATTTGATAAGTTGTAAGGTTCTTTTAATTTCGCAGGATTCAGACCTGTTAATTTTTCGATACTTCCGGCTGGTAGTTCAATAAAGCTGAAATACGGGCCGTCGCTTCTGGTTTCGTCGCGGTCATAAATAACTTCTTTACCTTTTTCAAGTGCTAACCAAGGCATCAGTATGCTCCGCTCCTTTCGTCTAGTAATCCTTCCTGAATAAAATTGGTTTTCCAATATTTATAAAAGTCAGAAATCGAATGAATACGTCGTTGAACTGTAAGTTCAACTATTATTGAAACGAGCTGTTGACTTTCTGACGTTGATACTGATTTTGTGCCATAACTCACAAGGGTAATTGTAGGCGTTTTACTCGTTACCCAATTGCCTTGTGAATCCATGTATCGATTATTTATTTTCAATACCGAAACCTTTAAATCAAGTTTAAAAGGTCTTCCAATTGGCGTATTGCAGTAAGCTAAATACTTTTCATATTCGGCTTTGTCGGCTACCTTAACGTATGTTTGCGCCTGAACTTGCAAGGCAAACAACAACAATATGATTGAAAAATATTTCATCTTTCTTGGTTCAAATAGTGCCATAGTCGAACTAAACTTCAATCCCATTAACTCGATTATTCCAAGTCCTTATAGTTGGTATTCCATTTGTCTCCGGTGAATTAATTAATGTTGCTGTATCTCCGCCAAGTTGTACAATTTCATTTTTTGAAATATCAAAAATGGCAGTTCCGGTGTTATTTTCGATAGTGAAAATATTATCTGGTGATTGATCTATGATTTGAATTTCATTATCCTTAATATTTGAATAATTATTAGATAACATCTTGATTAACGAAACGCCAACATTGATAGAGTTTGAAATATTCAGTTTGATTAAGTTGTGTTTGATAATAGTATCTGCTAAGTTTTGTTTTATTAAAACTAAAACCTCGTTGGCTGTTACACTAGCAGCGTTAATCTCAAATGAATTATCAACTATCTCGTAATGATCAAATAATTCAGGTGATCTTTCGTCTGTTCTAATAAGTGTTCTGTTAAGCGGCGATGCATTTGATTTAAGTTTTATTTTATTATTTTTGAAAATTAAACCGTTGTACATATTGGGATTATTATTCAAATTAAACAAGCAGATAAGTGGATCGTTCGTATCCCAATTTTCATCAAAAACAAACTCATTATTTTGTATGTCAACATCAATCGGCTTCTGATAGGTGTAATAATCTTCATTATAAATAGCAATTCCTTTATTTGAAAATTTATTGTTAAAAGCGTTGAGTGCAGCATATTTCAATGTTAGAGATTTTAATGAACAACCACTTATCTCAACGTCCTGAGAACCACGAAACATCACGCTACCATTAAAATCACAATTTTTAATTCTTAAATGTTCCGTGCTTTGCCCGTACAAATCAGCCATTGCATTTCCATTTAGATAGCAATTATCAAAATAAACTTCTCTTAAAAAACTATTGCCATAGTAAGGTTCAATGTCAACTCCCGCTTCGGGTGAAACTCCATTTGTATTAATGAAATAAGAATCTGATACCCATATTCCTCGCCCGCTTTCAATAGTCATTCCATTACGACGGTTATTATCACATGTGCAATTTTCAATTCTTATATTTTGGCTTTTTTGTGGGTAAAAAGCAAATGATAAATTAGTACTGGACGTTAGTGCAGAATTTGACAGTGTTATGGTTGTTGAATCAAAACTAACAACAACCGTTCCTTCAGGGAAATAAACATTTGAATAAATAGGATCGTTGGCTTGTAATAGTGATTTTCTGTAAGTATTCTGCCCTGTAACTGGCACTGTTATTATTGAGCTACCCTCGGTTATCGAACATCCATCAACATATTTTGAAATTATTCCGATTGATATTCCATCACCATTTGAATCTTTTGCAATTAAGCCATCAACAACAATATTATTTCCCTCAGTTATATCTATTAATGAGTGATTTCCTCCATCAGCTTCGCCCGTATGACTACTCCTGTCGCCTGAAATAATACCGCCAAATATTTTAATATTTTTAACACGTAGTAAACTAATTGCTTGAGTTCGATCAAATCCATTTGCCTGAACGATAATTTCTGAATTTCCTAAATCATAAATTACATCACTTTTAAACAATAATCCAATTCCAGAGGCAGACATCGAGTCTGTTATAATCCTACCCATTGCGACTGAAATTAAATATTGTTTGTCTGGGAAAGATACCCTTGCGTGAATAGCAGATGCGTAATCTATTGCCGCTTGTATTGCCAAAGTATCATCAGTAACGCCATCACCAACTGCCCCAAATGTCTTTACGTTGACAAAATTAAGATTAGTAGCTATTAACTGAGATATAGTTATTGCCTTATTATCCTTACCAACTGGTATTTTTTCCGACCCATCAAATGCAGTTAGAATTGGTCGTTCTGATATTTTTAAAGAAGCTGTCATGCAATTACTCCCTTCCCATTAGAATCCATATAAGCTTCAATTGCATCGGTAATCCCATTTACTTCAGCATCAGAAAAACATCGACCATACCCTTTAATAGCGTGTTGTTTCGTTCCTGATCCTCCGGGACTACCTCCATTATTAATTGAGTGTTCGAATATGTTAAAATTTGGCATGCCAGAAGAAGCCAGCGTTCCGATATGTTTTGTTTTATTCCGATAGCCAATGATTGTATTTGCATCCGGTCTTGTTACTATGTACAAACCAGTAGAATCGGTTTGACTTCCAGCAAGTAATATTCCGATTGAATCTGAATTTAAACTTGCAAAAAATCGACTTGACGCATCTCTGGCATAAATTGATATTGCATGTGTAGCATAAGAGTTCCATGCACCTACGTCTCTAACTGAAGAAACTGCATTTGTTCTTGAATAAAATAAAACAGAACAGTCATTCAACTGAAATCTTATTCCCTGAGTCGTGGGATTAAAATTTGAATTAGTATAACCATTAATACCATCCCCAGCAACTCCCTCAAATTGTGTAAATACACAACTTAAGTTTGTAGCATCATGTGCGCGTTTTGCCAGATTTCTTGAATCGGTTTCAATTGTTTCATTTCCTTCAACTCTAAAAACATCAAACGCATCTGATAGCGATGTGCTACCCGTTGCGGCTTTTAATGCTCTCACTAATGTATTCAACTTAGTTATTTGCCCCTCCGAAAGTGGTGTTGTGAGTTCAGTAATATAATTTGTAATTTCTGGTTCTAGCTCAACAACATCAGTAACAGTAACCGCAATAGTTTGAGTAGTCACTAAACTTCCCTTCGTTGCCTGTATAACTAAATAATAAACATTGTCATTTGCGCCGGATTCATCAAGAATAAAGCCTCCACCTTCCTGTGGTATAGCATTCCCATCATCGTCTAAAACTGGGTTAAGCCCATCGGAAGGAGCTTCATAGTTAAAGGCTGAAGCAGGAGTTAAAACACCCGTATTTTCATTAATACTGAATGCCGATCCGTCAAGACCAGTCACAATTGAAAACAAGGCATTTTGCACATCAACGGCAACCGTTCCAATTGCGCCAGATTCATTCTCTGCAATTGAAAAAATTGGTGAAGAAGTAAAGTTAATTTGTTTCAACAATGACCCTAGTTGAACCCCAACCGACTTCCCGATCGATATAGCGAGCGAGCCCATTAGAATAAGATTTTACAGGCTGACATTGCGCCTGATGAAGTAATTTTAAGCCACTGACCAGGCACGATGTCAATCAGGTTCATTTCGTCGGTTGTGTTGTTCACCGCCCACGATATGTCGCTAATGGTTGCAAAATTGGTTCCATCGACCGAACGTGCGATGGTAATGGTCGAAGCTTCGGTTGTGGTTACATGCAATGCACAACTGCGGCGGTCGATTCTTACCGGTTCGCTTACTTTGTTCACGATTGCTAAATCTTTTGTTGTTGCCATTTTCGTTATTTTTAAATGTATTTATTATCTTCCTGTTCGTTTCATTCGATTATTATCTTCCCGATGTAGCATGACCCTAAGGCTTCCGGCTGACACGTCGAGCGATGGCCTGAGAATAATCGGCTGATTATTGCCCCCACCAATCATGGCTTTCAATTTCGAAAGCGGCGCAACCACTTCGGGGTTATTCGCCGCACCAGGGTATTCGCCCATCAATCCGTAAGTTGGACCCGAAATAATACCACCATCGGCAAAAGCCGGAATGGCAGCAAAGGCACCCATAACGCCCGCAATAGCTGTTGCAATAAATGCTGGAGTGGTAAAAATTGCAGCGGGTCCGGTTGATGCACCCGAAACGGAAGCACCGGCAATACTGGCAGCAATCGACTGAGCCAGAAACATGCTAATTAAATCAATGACTGTACTTGCCAATCCGCCCACAAAACCTTCGAATCCGCTTTCTGCCAAACCAAGGCCCTGCAATACGCTTTGCCCGATCTGGTTAAAACCCTGCTGAAATGCACCCGTAACAGCCTGCACCTTTTCGCGTGTGGCATCCAATCCGGCTTGCATTTGTTCATTTGCCGTTTTAATGCGCTCTGCATTACCGGTAAAATCTTTAATGTCGAGTTTTGGAGTAGCGGTTGAGCCATAAAATGCACCATAAGGATCGGACTCTTTTTCAGCGCCACCGGTTACGCTTAATGGTTTCGAAGTTCTGGCAGTTGCAAGCGGGTTAATCTTCATTGCACGAATACCCGAATCTTCAGCCATCGACTGCATGGCTTTTTTAAGCTTTTCAATGCTATCGATTTGCTTTTCAGTGGCATTAATCTGCGCCAGTTTATTCATCAACAAACCCGTGTCGTTCGGACTGATTGCTTTTAACTCTTCGTTATAATCTTTCAGCTTTTCACTGAGTCCGTCGATACTATCGGCATAAGTTTTAACAACTGTGGTCGTTCTATTGTAATTGTCATTACTTTCTTCGCTATTTGCCGCCGAAACCAAGTCTTTTTCTGCCTGACCCAATGCAATTCGGGCATCCACAGTTGATTGAGCAACCAAGCCAATCCGAACAGCAATCATGGTTAGAACCGAGTTAAACGTGTCGCTTCCAATGCTGTTATACTCTGAAACCTTGCTAAAAAAAGCAGTAAGCGCTTTGGTATCTTCAGTAAGCATTTTCGTAAAACTTCCCGACTGATTTTGTTGTTCGATAAGTAATTTTCCAACGGCTTCTTTCAAATTACCGTATTCATTTCCCAACTGAACCAACGAGGCCGTTCCCACTTTTGCAGCCGCTTCGGACTGTCCGCCAAAGGCATCGTTTAAGCCTTTTTGAATCATTGCCAAACGCTCGGCACTTCCGGCAGCTCCTTCAACCTTTAAACCATACCGACCAAGTGCGTTCATCTCACCCGCCAGTGTTTTGGTAACCAAATCGGCTGCACCAGCCAAGTCCATTTGTTTTGCAGTTGCAAAATCCTGGATTAACGGAATCAGCGATTTAATTTGATCCTCTTCTTTTACAAAAGCAGCAACTAACGATTGAGCGCGAACAGTTTCGTCATCGTCGAATAAGGTTTTACCCATCAACTCGGTAGCCTGAGAAATTAAACGTTGCTGAATGTCTGTTCGTCCTTTTAATGCAGTCAATAATGCAGTTTCGGCTTTAATCGATTGATCGTATGCCTGAACTGTAGCTTTACCAAAATTTAATACAGCGCCAACCGAAAACGCAATACCCAAAGCTCCTGCCAACTTACCAACTCCGGCCATCATGTTCGATGTCGATTTGTTGGCCGCAGCAATCTTTTTATCGAGGTCGCCGGTCTTTTGGATGTTCTGGTTCATGGCCTGAACAAACTGCCCATTCTTGGCAAGTATATCGACTATGTATTGATAGTTGGCCATGTGCTTTTCTTAATCTTTAAATATTTCCTTTACTGCCTTGAAACGTTCGATGTCTTTTACCGGCTTCACGGTTTCATTTTTAGCCTCCCACGGGAATCGAATAAAATCAAGTACCGAAATACCGCCCGGCTTCGATGTTGGCGGGCAAACGGTTCGCCATGCGTGCCAGCGGGTCATTTCCCAACGCTCTTTGTATGCCTGACTACTTGCTTCAATGTACCGGTTCTTAATCCCAAACCACTCGAATGGGGTCAGGTCGAGGAAATCACCAAGCCCCAACCCCATCACACCCAAAGCATAGTTTAACTCTTCAGCTACGTTGTAGCTTTTTTTTTGCCGTCCCCTGAGCCTGTCGAAGGGTCCATCTCTGTCGAATCCTCGCTGCCTGAGCTTGTCGAAGGCGGTTCGTCAATCGGCAAATAATCGGCATGTTCGCTGGTGTAATCGATAAAGTCTTCGAAACTCATTTTGAATTGCAATCCCGAACGCCTTGCGCCCGATTTAATACCGTACCAGGTCAGCAATAAAAAGTCTTCGAGATCAGTACATTCGCCTGAGCCTTTTGCGCGCTTATAATCAATCAGTGCGCGGTTGTCAACAATAACCGGAATTTGAATTCCGTTAATCGTTGCTTTTTTAAATTTTTGTTCCATGGGTGTGGGTTTTTAATGATTAATTTAATTTATTCCAAATTCCAGGTTCCAAATTCCAAATGCTGCACAACGTTAATGCGCATTAATTTGGAACTTGAAACTTTGAACTTGAAACTTTTTATTATACTGCTACGGTTTTAATCGCTGGCAGTAAAGAGTTTTCGAACGAAGCGGTCATGGTACTGTCGGCATCTTTTGCGTCGGTACGGTCGAGCGAGGTAATAATGAACATACCTTCTTCGTATTTGTCGCCAACCTGTTCGGCAACTTCGCATTTCAGTGCGGTAACGTCGGCAGCTGGGCGGCCTGAGTATTTCAGCTTAACCGGAGTACCAGCCAACTGCAAAGCGCGAAGCTCAAAATAGTTGTAAGTACTGTAACTTGCAAGTGCATTAACCGAAATAGTGGTTGTTTGCTGACCTGCACGTTTTTCGGCTGATTTGCCGGTATCTTTCGTCATCCGGGTACGGATTTCGGTTGCATGTTTGATTGAACATTCGGTGCAATGAAACATTGGTGACCAAACCGGTGTTACATCGGTTCCGGTGTTGATGTACACCAAAATGTCGCCACCATCGATAATTCCTGCGTTTTCTGCCATGATATTTGTTTTTAAATGTTATTTAAATGCTGTTGTAAATCGTTTTAAATAGGTCAAACCTATCCGGATGAGAAGCAAGGCAAGCAATGCACGACCTGCCCAAATCTGTAATATTTGCCACTGGGTTAGCTTGTTTATTTCAACCGGTACTTCAACCCGAACGGCAACTTCTTTTTCAAGGATTGTTTCTTTGCCTGGTATGTAAATGGTGTCGTGTACAGTTACCACATGGTAATTGAGTATTCCGGCATTAAAGTCGAACTTACTTGCCACGCCTTTGCTTTTCGCTTCAGTAAGTTGTTTCATCACTACGTTATTCAGCGAGTCGCACTCAAACAGTGCTTTCATGCTCAGGCTATCGTCGGCCACTTTAACTGGCACCAGCTTTTCAACAATTCGTTCTTTGTACTGAATCGGCACTTCAACAACTGTCGCTTTCTGAGTTTTACAACCCACCAACAAAGCCAGGGCAAAAAGCAGTATGATTATTTTTTTCATGGTTTGGGGTTATTATTCATCAATTCGGTTTTATCGGCTGATCCTTTCGAACTTCCGAAGAAGTAATTTACTACGTCGCCAAACTTGGCAACCAAGGCACCAATCACCATCAATCCAATTTCTTTATTTTCAACAGGCATCACCTTCCGGAAGACTACAATCAGGATCACGAAGAACCCAACTACGATCAGCGCTCCCAACAGGTACATATAAATGTCTTTTGCTCTCATCATTTACAATTTACAATTCACAATTAAATTCGATTCATCCACCCGTATGCGTACACTTCCTGCAATGGGTTTTCGTTGCAAATGTTAACGTATCGCTGAAACTGAAATCCGTTCATCACCTTCAGCAGTGTATTCAGGTTTTTAGCGACCGAGCGACCTGGGAAATTAGCAGTCAGCATATAAGCGTTTATAGCTTTAATACTTGCCGGCCCCATCTTACCATCTTCGTTAATGTCGCTATAATGCTTTTGGTTATTATTCAGCAAATTCAAGGCTTCCTGAAGGTGTTTCACCGCCACAATCGTTCCCTGGTTAACTCCGGTATCGAACAACTCTTCGGCAATTTCCTGCGGGGTAATTAGGTCGAGTTGCATCACATCCCAAAACACCAGTTTGTAAAAGTCACGAACCATCAGGTCGAGTTCTTCATCAGCCTTCATGGCATAAGCCAATTGGTTGAAATTGGTATTCAGTTTAATTTCGTCAATTATTGCCCAACCTTCCCATTTAGGGTGCATCTTGCGGGCAATGCCTTTGTAAGTTTCGCCACCGTGGTCGCGCGGATCGTTCGAATATCCGCCCTCGTTGGCTAATGTTTTTTCGTATGCGGGTGTGAATTCTGCCATCTCATTGTTGTTTCGGGTTTGCCTTCGATACGCTTCGCTACTCAGGCAGCGATGCGCTTATCAAAGCTTCGGTGGCTGAGCCTGTCGAAGCCTATTCTAATTCCGGACTGTTATAACTGTTCTGTTCGTCTCTCGTTTTCGAGGTAAATACATTCTTCTTTTGGGTAATATGCCCGATGATTTTTGAACAAAGCCATTTGCCGAAGTACCCCAGAATTCCACCAAGGAAAGCCAGAATTAACGACATCAGAAAATCGGAAAACATAGCCCAGGAGAAGAAGCTTATAATGGCTCCTGAAATTGGTTCGAACAGTCTTTTCATGTAAATTGGTTTTAAAGAATACTCCCCGGCTAACCTCTGTCAGCCGGGAGTATTTTTACAATCAATAGTTTAACTTCTGGAATATGGATTATGCAATTTCGGCAAGGGCAATAACACCGGCTTGGTCGGTGCGGCATTTTTCAGCACCAAAACGAACCGATGAGTTAAGAACTGTGCCCAGGTAAGTCGCATCGTTTTCGTTCACGTAAGTCATCGGATGCGCTTCGGCTGAACATACCATGCCTGAATGCCAGAACAGGTTAACAGGGCGGTCGGTGGCTGCTGTATTTACAGTTTTGATAACTGCATTGGCTGCGGTGAACCATGCACCGATGTGGCCGTTTTTCGAACGATACATGATGTTAATTCCGCAGATGTTTCCAATAACACCTTTTGCAAGCATATTGGCATTACCTGTCTTTTGATAATCAACAAAATCATCAATTGCCAAAAGATCAGTATAAGCGTCTGGTGTAACTAACCCAAATAATTCTCCGGGTACGCCAATGGCATTCATCCGCATGAATTTAGCATACACCTTTAAAAGGTCGGCTTTGGTCACGGCCAAACGGTTTCCGGTTAAACCAACCACGTTGGTTGCACGTGCAGAACCCGAAGTTTCGAGTTTATTGGCAGCGATGGTTGGCAACCAGTTGTAAGCAGCAATGTCGGCAGCTTTCGTATTCAACGAAGCAGCTTGCTGAATTTGTTTGTTCTGGCGTTTGTTGTAATTCAAAACGAATTCTTCTTCGTTGGTAATTACAATCGGATTGCAATACAATTGCACCATGTTTCCGGTTAACTTATCGTCGGTGTTTACTTTCACCTGAAGAGGCAGAACAACGGGAGCACCAGAATTGGCTTCGTCAACATCCGAAAGGTTCGGAATTTCGAAGGTGGCAGCATCGGCAGCTATGCCGGTTTCCTGAATCGAATTCTTGTAAAAAGAATTATCAGGGAAAAGCTGTTGTTGCAGCTCGTTTGAATAGGCGACTTTTGAAATCTGTGTCATGTCGTATGAGATTAATCGATTTGTACTGGAGTTGCAGCTTCGAGGAAGTTGGTGCCGTCGTACACAAACTGAAGAACGAAGGTTTTACCAGCTACACCGGTAAGCGTTGCGCCAATCATGTTTGTTCCGGAAATGGTAGTTTCCTGAGCATTTGTTTTGCTTTTCAAAATCAACTTTGCACCGGCTTTCACGCCAGCATCAATGGTCAGGTTCAGGGTGCGGTTACCAGTTGCCTGGGTAGTTACACCATCAACGATAGTTAAATCGTTTTCAATGGTCAGTGCCTGTGCTCCGGTGGCGCTAAGAGCAACCGAGTCGGCGGGTCCAAATGGATACTTTACTTTCATATCTGTTTTTGAATTTTAGGATTTCAGATTATTTACTCCACTCAGCCTGAAGTTGGTCGAACTTCGCCTTGTCGGTAGCTTTCATGTTGCGCAATTCAGCTTCGCTATACTCGTTGTATTTGCGGGTATCTTCGGCTTGTTTTCCACCACCAATGGCAGCCAGTTGAGCAATAGCAGCACTAAGGCGTTCGCCTGGTACTTCTACTTTTTCCACATCAACAATGGTCATGAACGATTCAGGATCTGTTTCGGCCAGTTTGCGGAAAGCGGGTTCGGTAGTGTCAGTAATGGTGCCTGTCTTTTTAGCGACGGCAATCAGCTTGTCAACCATCTTGGTATTTACGGCTTTCAGACTCGTAACTTCGGTCTGGTGTGCTGTTTCCAAAACGTCAACTGCTGTCAAAACTTCCGCTTCGGTAGCCGTTTCCGGAAGTTTAAATCGTGCAATTACTTGTTTCATGTTTTTAATTATTTGGTTATCGTATTCTTCAACTTCATCGTTCAGTTTGGCAACCAACTGGCGCGGCAATAAAGCCACCATTTTAGCCTTATCGGCGGTTGCAATAATCTCGTCAATCAATCCTTCGGCTTTGGCACCTTCGGCATTAAACCAGGTTTCTTCAGTCAATAGCTTGCTGATTTTTGCAGGGTCCGAACCGCGACGGCTCAACAGGTTTACTAAAATTTGTTTCAGGGAGGCAAGCGACTTTTTATCTTTAGCCGAAAGGTTCTTTACGATGTCGCCATTTTCGTCGGCATACTGCACATCGTGTATCATCAGTTGTGCATAGTCGTTCATGTACACCTTATCGCCACAAACGGCAATTACTGCGGCCATACTGGCGGCAATTCCATCCACGTAGCAATTCACCTGTGCTTTACATTCGCGAATGGCTGCAACAATGGATAAACCTTGCGATACACTGCCACCGTCCGAATTGATGCGAATGTTAATCGTGTCGTTGTAGGTATCTAAATAGGCAATTTCCTGACCCATATAATCGCCGTCAATCTTTTCGCCAATAATGCCATACAGCCTTATGGTTGCTTCACGGGTGTCGCGGTTAACTGCTATTTTGCTTTTAAATTCCATTGCTTATAAATTCCAAGTTTCAAATTCCAAGTTTCAAGTTCAATGCTTTACTATCCTTTGCCGTCTGCTTTAGCTGACGGACTCATTAATAATTAATTTCTCATGTCAAAATGTTTTTTTGTTCGGTGCATTGTTGCATTTCGTTGTGTCATGTCAAAATGTTTTGTTGTTCGATGCATTGTTGCAATTCGTTGTGTCAAAGTTCCGCACTAAAACCATATCAAACAAGCAATTGCGCAAGTCTTGCAACTTATCGGGCAACTGTTGCACAGATTGTTGCAACATATGCACATTGATACATTTGTTCGTTGTGGACTTCGTAATTTTGAGGCAAAAGATTTCGCCACTATGACGCAGATCGCTAAAAAATCAGCTGCCGAAATTCTGTTTAAAGACGGAATGGAGCAAAAAGACATCAGCCGGATGCTGACTGTTTCGGAAACAACCATTAGCAAATGGGTAATTGCCGGGAAGTGGAAAAGCAAACGCATTAACCACAGCATTCGCAAACAAACTGCCGAAGACGATACCATGAGCGCACTGGCTCACCAGGCAATGATCCTTCGGCGACTCACCGAAAAGTATGCCGAGCAAATCAACGAGGATATGAGTATCCAAGACCTTCAGGCGTGTTTAATACCAAAAGGCGATGTTGATGCTTTCCAGAAGTTGTGGACCACCGTTAAAGGCAAAGAACTCGACTGGTCGGCTATCGTTAAGATTCTGCGCGAATTCAGCCAGTGGTTGCGTGAAGAAGATTTGCAAATGGCTCAACTCATCATCGACCCCATTGATAAGTACCTGAACGAGAAACGTCAAAACGGTTAACATGGCAATAGACTGGAGCATTAAAGCAAAACGCGAATACGAAGCGTGGATGCGCGAGAAGGAAAGCATCAAACGTGAGCTTCCAACTACACGCGAAGACGACAAGCAACGGCGCGAACGTATTGCCAAACTGCTAACCTCGTTCGAAAACTTTAGCCGTTATTATTTCGGACATTTAATGGACTCCGAATTTGCCTGGTTCCACAAACGAGCCGCTAAAGAAATCACGATCAAACCCGACTTAATGGCTGTTCTCGAATTTCCACGCGAACATGCCAAATCGATATTTGCAGATGTGTTGATGCCGTTATTCCTGAAAGCACGGGGTGAACTTACCGGAATGATGATTGCAAGTGCCAATGAGAAGAAGGCATCCACACTGCTGGGCGATATTCAGGCCGAAATGATGTTTAACAAACGGTACATTGCCGACTTTGGCGAACAGCGTACCGTTGGCGACTGGACTGACTCGCATTTTATTACCGCCGATGGCATTGGCTTTTGGGCGTTTGGTCGCGGGCAGTCGCCCCGTGGAACCCGTAACCTCGAAAAACGCCCGAACTATGGCGTTGTCGATGACATTGACGACGCTGTAATTGTGCGCAACGAAGCACGTGTTGACGAAGCGGTTGACTGGATTCTGGGCGATTTTTACGGAGCCATGCCAAACAAGGGAAGTCGTTTGCTTATTGTAGGTAACCGTATTCACAAAAAGGCCATACTTGCCAAAATCGTGGGCGATGTTGAACCCGACGACCCGAAACGGAAAGACATGTTTCACCTGAAGGTGTTTGCCCTGGAGAACCCCAAAACACACCTGAAAGACATGGCGGGTACTCCGGCATGGAAAGAACGCTATACCCGCGAAGAAATCCTGAAGAAAATGAACCGTCAGGGTTTCCGGATAGGTTTACGCGAGTTCTTTCACGAACACATTGTGGTGGGGCGTATGTTTAAAGAAGAGCATTTGCCGTGGGTTAAAGTTTTGCCTTTGGCCGAATACGATAAGTTGATTACTTACAATGACCCGTCGTACAAAGGAACCAAAACATCAGACTTTAAAAGCATTGTTCTACTCGGTAAAAAAGGCCGTTACTACGACATCATTAAATGTTTTGTGCGTCAATGCTCAACCGGTGAAATGGTGCGGGGTCATTACAACATTGCGGCGCTTATACCTGATCGTTTGAATTGCCGACACTACATGGAAGCCAATTTTATTCAGGATTTAATGCTTGAAGAGTATTGGCGCGAAGGTGAGGAACGTGGCAAAACCCTGCGCATACGTGGCGACAAACGACACAAACCCGACAAGGAAGGCCGTATTGAAAACCTCACACCTTTTACTGAACAGGGTTTTATTCGCTTTAACCAGGAGGAAAAACAAAGCATCGACATGCAGGAATTGCGTAATCAGTTTTTAGCATTTCCCGATGGAGAACACGATGACGGACCCGACAGCGTGGAAGGTGGTGTTTTCTTACTGAACCAAAAAGGTGGCAGCGAAAAAAGCAAAGCGCGTGGTCCAATGCGCAGCGGAAGTTATACCCGAAGCGGCGGCGCACGTGGATAATTATGAATTATAAATTATGAATTATGAATGATGTCAAGATTCTTAAAAATGTAACTCATTGGTGCTTTTCAAAAAAACTGTTTGGTATTGGCATACACTTAAATTTTTGTGAACCAATTGCAGAACGTGAAATATCGTTTTCTCTTTCAATTGATATTTTATGGGTTAGGTTTTATTGGATCAGGTATAAAAATTAATTATAAACTTTTTAAATATGTCTGCATTCTTATTAAAAACAGATTATAAAGGTTGGTTATCCGAATCGCTGATCGACCAGATTACCGGTGGCGACGACACCGCGCTCGAAACTCCTGAGTTGATTGCTCAGCAACGTATTAAAGATGCGTGTGCCGCAAAGTATGCCATCGATGCTGAATTTGCCAAGTCAGACACCAGCCGAAACATGACATTGATCCGCTGGATGCTGTCGATTTCGTGCTACTTTATTTACCACGACATCAGCGACGACGATATTCCGGCACGGGTCATTAAAGACTACGACGATTGTTGTGCCGAACTCGATAAAATTGCATCGGGTAAACTTTCAACCAGTCTCGACAAACTGACCGAAACCGATGGCACCAACACCACCCTGTTTAAATGGGGAAGTGATATACCACGCAGCCATTCGCCTTATTAAGAGCCTCCCCCAACCCCTCCAAACGGAGGGGAGAAAGGAGCATTGAATAATGTTTTTTGTAAAAATCAACGCACCCGCATTCCCTCCCCGTTTGGGGAGGGTTAGGGTGGGGCAAACAAATACAACCTATGAAACTTTTCGGATACAACATCGCACGCAACCAGGCACCTGCACCCGCCAAACGCAAAAAGGGTAAACTGAGCGAAAAAGCAATTAACACACCCATCGACCGTGTTTCGATGCAAATGGATAGCCTAACGCTTGCCGTTGACGATGCTAAGAGCGTATTTGCCCCCAACCGTAACAGTCTGATGTTGTTGTACGATCAGGTGGCCGAAGACTCGGAAGTGAAAACACAGATGCGCACAGCAAGCATCATGATAACGGGCGCACCTTTTATCCTTCGCCGCGACTCGGTTGACGACGAAGAGGCTACCAAGCTGCTGCAAAAACCGTGGTTCGCTAAATTCCTGAAGATTGTTTTATCATCCGAATTTTACGGTTATACACTGGCCGAATTTGGCGAGTTTAAAGATGGTGAGTTTCAGGATGTGGAAACATTCAACCGCCGACATGTTAACCCGGTAAACAAGCAAATACTGGCCTATCCGTTGCATCAGGAAGGAATACCATACAGCGAAAACATGCTCGGTTATTTTCTGATTGAATTGGGCGACGTGAAAGACCTTGGCTTAATGCGCAACCTTGCACGCGAAGTCATCTGGAAAACATTCTCGTTAGTTGATTGGAGCCAGTTTAACGAGACTTACGGACAACCAATGGTTCACATTGCTACCGACACCGACGATGCAGCAGAAGTTAATAAGCGGGCTGCGATGGCTGCAAACTTTGGGCGGAACCGTTGGATGATTACCGATACCGACGAAACTGTTACATTAGTCGAACCAAAGTCGGGTGCGGCCAATGGCTTAAACTTTCAGGCATTTGCCGACCGTTGCGACAAGGCCATTGCCAAACTCATTAACGGGCAGGGAAACGCAGGCAACGAACAGGCTTTTGTGGGTTCGGCTGAAGTGTCGGAACGGATACTGAACGAATACACCCGCGACCGTTTAAAAAGCATTGAAACAGTGATTAATTTCAAGCTGCTGCCTTTCCTGATTTACTACGGTTATCCGCTCGATGGCCTTCAGTTCTTCTTTACTGAACTGGAAGAAAAGAAAAACGACATCGGCACCGGACAAAGTAACGACGATGGTCCCGGCACCGGAATGCAAAACAAACAAGAGGCTCAAAACCGTTTCCATTCCTTCCCGGTAATGGACAAAAAAAAAATCTACAACTTAAAGGTTGATAAATTACTCGAAGCGTACCTTAAGAAACTGCACGAAGGTTTTGATGGTTTATTCGACGAAGATGTTTGGAAACTGAACTATGCGCAGTTGACTAAAGGCATTGAAGCGGGTTACGGCATTTCGTTTGCCGAAGCTGGCGTAACCGACGAAGCGCTGGCGTGGCAGTTGCGCAACAATGCGGCGGTGTATTCGGCTTTTAAGAACCACGCCGAACAACAGGAGCTTCGGGCAATGCTTCAGGATACCAACGGAAACCTGAGAAGCTGGAACGACTTTAAACGTGAGGCCTTACCGCTGACCGAAAAGTACAACAAGACCTGGTTGGAAACCGAATTTAATCAGGCCGAAGCAAACGCCCGCATGGCTAAGAAATGGGAAGGGTTTAAAGAGAATGCCGACATTTACCCTAACCTTCAATATCGTGCCATTAACGACCAGCGAACACGCCCCGAACATGCCGCCTTAAACGGTACTATTTTACCGATAAACGATCCGTTCTGGAGCACGCACTACCCGCCCTTAGGTTGGGGTTGCAGGTGTTCGGTATCGCAAACCGACAAAGAGGTTAAAGTTACTTCGGGCGAAATTCCAAAAGTATCGGAAGGCTTCGACAACAACCCCGGCAAAACCGGCAAACTGTGGAGCGATAACAATGCCTATGCCAGCACCATCGATCAGGCCACCAAAAGCACAATTCAGGCACAGGTTGAAAAATTAATTTAAACCGGGCTTCGACAAGCTCAGCCACCGTAGCGTTAATGTGCGCACCGTTGCCTGAGTAGCGAAGCGTATCGAAGGCAACATGAGCAAAGATTTTAAACAGTTTTTAAAAAGCATTTCACCGCAATTGCAACAGGCTTTAAAGCGGTTGCCCGGAATTGTTAAGGTGGAAGGATTGCAGTTTATTCACGATAATTTCGAGAAACAGGGATTTGAGAAGTCGGTGGGTAATGTAACCAAATGGCAGAACCGAAAACCGGTGAAGTGGAAAAAAGCCCAACAGCAAAATGCAGGCCGCGCCATACTGGTTAAAAAAGGAAATTTGCAACGCTCGTGGGATTCGAATACAGTTGCAGGAGTTGGCCGCGTTTCGTTTGGCTCAGACAAGCCCTATGCCGAACCGCACAACGAAGGCAGCAAAGTACAGCCACAGCGTCAAATGATTGGCGAAAGCGCCGCCCTTGATGCCCGTATTGAGGGTAAGATTACCAGGTTAATGGATGGGGTGTTTAAAAAGTAGTTCCAAGTTCCATGTTTCAAGTTCCAAGTTAAGAACGCTTCGAACAAGGCATAGGGTTTACTTGGAATTTGGAATTTGAAACTTTAAATTTTTAAGATATGTTATACAAATTTTTCAATGCCATTGCAACGCAGCTTAGTTCGCAGGTGGCAGCATTAACAGGTGTCGAGTGGTTTAATGCACAGTACGACGGTACGATCCTGAAAACTCCGGTTTGTTACATCGAGTTTCCTGAACCGATTAATCCGGAAGAAGTAAGTAAGGATTTGCAGCGGGCAACGATTACCGTGCGCCTGCATACGGTTAGCAAGGTTATTACCAAGATTGACAATACGGTTCCAGATCAGGCGGTAATCGATCACGAAACCATTGCCATTGCTGTGCGCGACTGTATGCGCGGGCAGTTGCTTACTCAAACAACTTCGGTTGTAGTACCCGAAACTGAAACCGATCTGGAGGAAATTGTAAGTACTACGGTTAATATTTCGAGCCGGTTGCGCTGGGTGCGCTGGCAACATTTCCACAAGTTTCAGGGTTGGATGGTAACAACTTGCGATTTTACGTTTAAGTCTTCCGACTTTGATTAAAGGCTGGTGCCTGAGCCTGCGGTGCCCTGAGTTTATCGAACGGGTCTAAGGCAAAGCAAAAAGGCGACTCCAATGGTTTGGGGTCGCCTTTTACATTTTTAACTGATCCATACAGATTCTTTTTTCTTTACTTTTTTACGTTCTTGTTTGCTCCGGTACAAAAACCGGCGAATCGATTTAAAGTGCATTAATACCTGTGTTCGTTGGTCGGCACTGGCGCCATCGTTTTGTGGCGACGACACATAAGCTTCGTAAAACTTGCTTATGGTTTCATAATAGCCTTCAGGCGAGTCTTCCTCGAATAACTCATCAACAGCTGTTTTTCCTTTTTCATCTGATTGATTCATTGGTTTTAATTTTTGGGTTGATAAAAAGACAAGTGGAGTTGACTGTCACTTTATGCGGATACCCACCAAAGTCGCTGAACCTTACGGCATCAGCACTCCACTTGCTGTATTTTGTAGCAAGCGGTGGGTTTTCCCGGTAAAAAGTAACAGTCGAAGGCTAATATCTTACAATTTTTCCAAATTACAATTGGTGTTAATAAAATTGCAGCGCAAAGTTATGAACACAAAAAACGGGCGACCCTGTTTCCAGAATCGCCCGTTGTTAACTGTGCGGAAAATCAACATTTTAATTTTCCTGTTTCTCCCCTGCTATTTTTTTCAATAGCCTGATTATCTCTTTGTTTTGATCAAACTTTTCATTGACTCGAAAAGTCCAACGTAAAACTGTTGTTACAATGGCTAATGCAGCCAGAAATACCAATGCTGCTAAAATTAAAATTCCGTTTGACATGCTTTGAGTTTTTAGGTGTGTTTAAATTACTATGCAGTTTGCAGTTTCATTTGTTTGAGTTCGCGGCTGGCCGGAATAGTGAGGTAATTATAAAAGGTGCGTTTTGAGATGAAGAAGTTTTTTTCGATCAGGTTTTCGAAGATCCATTTGTCGGTTGATCCTTTGGCCGAATACTCTAAATAAACGGTTTGAACTGCCAGTACCTTTTCTAAAAAATTCGCTTTATTGAAGGCCATTACTCACTGAATTGATTGTTTAACAAATATATGAGATTAAACAATTCGCCGGGCAATCAATTAAACAAAAATCATCGTCGGCGGTGGCGGGTTCGTTCGGCTTCGGCACGTTGTTCCGCTAATCGAATAATGTTACGCGCAAGGTCGGTATCCTGCCTAACATATCCGTTTAGTACTGCCGAAACAGTTGATGTGTTGCACTTCAATATTCGGGCAATACTTGTCTGTGCACCGCTTGGTAAATCGGCAATAATATCGGTTCGCCGTTGTCGGGGTAATTGTGGTCGTTCGTGTTTCATGTTTTTAAGTTTTATTTTTGGTTCGAATACTCATATAGTTGAATCAAATTCTAATGTTAGAAATTGGTGATTGAATTCTGCTGATAAGATTATCTGAAAGATGACAATAGAGCATAGTTGTTTTTACATTATTATGCCCT